ACTCTATTAGATTAAAATCATACTCCTCATCTGTTTTTTGCACACCTTCAAGTTTATCCATTTTTTCTTGAATAGGATTTTCCTCAGAGATACCTGGGTTTAAATCTATGTCTCGATAAAAACCTGAAACTTGTTTTTTACGTAAATCATTTTCTGACATTTTTAAAACATGTGCAATACGTTCTGCGGACATGAGATCACTAGCGTTGTAAGGAACAACTAAATCTTCACTAGGAATAAATTTTGCAACAGCTCTATTTTTTTGTGCATCGTAATAAATTTTTTTAAATGCTGAACCTGCAAGAGGTAAATGAAAAAGTAACTGATCCATCTCAGGATCATATTCTTGCATTACATTTGTAATTTGGTAATTCATAAAATCTTTTACACGCTCTGCTTGAGCTTCTTTGTCCATTGTAACTTCACCGACAATACTTACATCGACAGGACCTTTTGCTGGTAACATTTCTCTATAAGCGTGTGCTTGAAACTGTGTAACTGATTCTGCTAATAAAGGATGTGTGACACCACTTGCTCCTTGAAATGGTTGTGATCTTTCATCGTATTTAAAACCAAGAAGATCTAATCCTTTTGAAAAGCCTTCTTCCCAATCTTTTCGTGAACTTTTATCATCTTCAAACTCACCTAATAATTTATTTGAAATTCTTGTTAACTCACCTTCATCTACAGATTCTGCTAAGTTTGCATAAAAATCAGTAGAGGGTGCTTGTAGTGGTGGGTTTATCAAAGCTCCACCATCTTCTGTCATTTCAATATTTACTTCTTCAGATTCTCCAGGCGCATCAACTATTATTTCTTCCTCTTCTTGTATTTGCGCAACATTGTCTCCTTGTATTTTTTTATCTATGGCCATAGGTTCCTTTTAATGTAATTTAGTTTAACATTCTATTAAATTTATTCATTCCTCTTTTTATAAAATCTAGTACGTCATCTGATATTCTGTCTTTTTTGTTTAAATCAACAATAGCAGATCCCTCTACCATTGTAAGAACATCAACGTATTTGTTAACTTTATCTTCAAACTTTCCAATATTATAGTCATCTGATTTACTTGGATCGGAAACTTTTTGACTAGGATTAGCTAATTGAAAAGCCAAACTTAATTTCTCACTTTCTGTTAAATTAGATCCTTTTTCTCTCATTGCATTTTTCAATGCGGTTTCAGCTTCTGCAATAAGCTTATCTGATATTTCTACATCGGAAGTATTAACAGAACCTCCATCTTGAAACTTTGGCATTTTACTTTTGAAATAATTAGTTATCATATTTTCTCCTTGAACCAAAGCTTCACCAGATGGTTTAATTACTTTATCTTCTATGACAGGCTCTAACATTTCTTGAGCTGCTTTACCTGCAGCTAGGACTAAAGGAAAATCCAAAGCATAACCTAGAGGTGTTGCTCTTTTTGCCACTGCACTAGCAAAAGGTGTTGCTGGTTTAAGCATTTTAGTAAAAGGTTCTATTGATTGCATAAAATTTTTATTCTTTATAAAATCTGTAAGTTTGTTTCTATAACTTGCGACTTCTTTAGATTTCTCTCCAAACTTTTTAACAAGTCCATCAAGAATAGCCTTTGCATATTGAAACTTTATTGATTTTGTACCAGGTTGTATGCCTCCTAACTTACCAACTAAACTAGGATAGTTTGCTTTAAAAACATTATCAAGTGCATCAGCATAAGCTGCTTGTCCATTTTTTGGTACATAATCATATTGATTAATTAAAAAATCAGTAAATTTATCTTTTTTTAAAACTTTAGTTGCTTGATTTGTTTGTAAATTTCTTTTTGTTTCGTAAAAATAATCTCTTGGAAAACCCTCAATGACACCAGCTAAAGCATCTCTTTCTAATTTTCCAAATGCATCTTTGTAAAATGCAGTTTTAATTAAAGCTGCTTTATTAATAGATTTTGTTTTTCCTCCTTCAACGATACTTACATCTTTATCAAAATCAACCTCATCAAAGTATGTATTTATATTTTTAAAAAAATCATCTGGCTTCATACCTGTTTCATAAACAGGGACACCTTTTGGTAAATCAACTTTAAACACACGTATCTTACCATTAGGCATGGTCATTGAAACTTCAAACAAGTTTCCTTTACCGGCTACCCTTCTAACACTTGATTGTGGTTCGTTGGATATTAATTTTCTAGATGTTGTTAACCTTGTTTGTCCTGTTTGATCAACGTTAACTGCTTCGGGTAAATTTTGTAATACTGCATCAGAAGTTGCGATACCTGAACTTTTGTTTATTGGTGGTCCACCCGCTGCTAATTTAACAGGTTCCATGGTTCGTGTTACACGGTTCGTGAACCTATCATCTGGTGCTATTTGTAGTATTCCTTGCATTAGTAATATTCCCTTTGTTGCATGATCCGTGGTTCATCTTGATAGTCGTCTGGTAAATTAATAAAGCTACCTTGACGAAAACGCATTAATGCCTGTGTAGTTGAATCAACTAAATCATCGTACTCACCATAAGGGAAAGCGGCACATTCTTCAATAACTTCTTCTGCCCATCGCTTATCAGCAGGATAATAAATCTTACCAGCTTCAAACAAAGGTGCAACTGAGTTTACACGTACATGCTTATCGTTTCCTTTACTTGGTGTAAAATTTACAACAGGGACTCCTATTTGACGTAATTCGTGAGTTAGGGGTGTACCCGTTGCTTTGGCTTCGATTATCACAGTCTCTGGTTCCCAGTACTTATACTCCTCTAATGCAATTTTTTTTAATTCAGGGAAGTCCCACCTCCCCTTACGAACATCAACCAAAATTAGGTGTGGCCCCTTGTTTGGAGGATAGAAAACTCCCCACGTGGTGATCGCAGAAAAATCGGCTGTTTCTTTTTTACTGAAAGCTGTGTCATAACTTTGTATGATATGAACCAAATCAGGTATTTCTTTTTCTTTCCATTCTTTCCACCATTCTCTTTTGATGATTGATCCTTCTTCAGATGTTGGATTTTGCTGCCATTGTGCTTGCCACTTAGCCTCGGACAGTGATGCTTTAACCGCTTCTAATTCTTCTAGCTTCCAATAGTTCGGCCAAACAGGAGTATTGCTTGGCATGATTGCAGGAAATTCTACTACTTCCCATTTATCTGCTTTCGGTTCTGATTGTGCATTTAACAGTTTGCCTGTCAAATCTTTCGTGGACCAACGTGTCATAACAATGACAATTGCACCACCTGGCTGTAAACGTTGACGAGGACCAGAAGTATACCACTCGTATGCTGAATCCATAGCCGTTTCACTTAGTGCATCTTGCTCGGAATGTGGATCATCAATAATTAATAAATCTGCACCACGACCGGTTATCGCACCACCGATACCTGCTGCATAATACTCGCCACCTTTATTTGTTTCCCAACGTCCAGCAGCTTTAGAGTCTGCTGCAATTTTACAATCTTCAAAGACTTGTGCAAATTCACTTGTATCAACAAGGTTTTTCATCTTACGACCAAACCTAACTGCAAGTTCTCCTGTGTGTGTTGTTTGTATCACTTTTAATTTTGGATTTTTTCCTACCATCCATGCAGGAAACAAATAAGAAGCAAACTCTGATTTAGTGTGTCTGGGGGGCATATTCACTATCAATCGTTTAATCTTTCCATTGGCAATATCTTCAAACTTCTTTGCTATCTTTCGATGATGATCACCTTCAATAAATTCAGGCCAAACGTGTTTGACAAAAGGAATAAATCTTTTTTCTGCTAGGTCTAACTTTCTTAATTGCTCTTCCAAGACTTCTCTTTGAAGCTGGACCTCCGTTTTGTTTTGCATGTAATTCTATGTATCAAACTTGCCGGTACGTGTAAATTATTTTTACGGGGTCTGGTTTAGGGGGGTGGGGGTATATGTAAAGGGGTTTTTGTTTTTTGATTTGGTTGTAAGTACCTAGAGCCATGAAACACGGCTCTAGGTTAATTATTTATTTTGGTTGCTTAACTGTATATTGATTAAAAACTTTTGCTTCCAGTTTTTGTACTTGGTTTTCAAGTTCATTTATTCTTGCAACTATTAACGCAAGCCCTTTGTTTGTTTTTTCAAAGTTACTTGCAACTATTCCAAGCGCCTTAATAATTTCAGTTTGAGTAGTATTTGGTTCTTGGTTCATGGTTCTATATCCTTTCTATTAATATGGGATTAATCTTATATATTTATTTCGTTTTCTCAAGGTTTAATGCCTGGGCAATTTTCTTTTTATATTCTGGATAAGGCAAATCCCTGTACTTATCAACAGCCTGTAAAAAGTTAATATAATTTGATCCTAGGTTTATTGTTCTTTTTTTAGTGCTGCTCTTTTTCTTTTTCATTTTTAGTTATCCTTTCTAAAATAATTCTAGTTGTTTTGGGTTTGGTTCTTGGTTCATGGTACACGGATCAAGATCCAAGAAATTAAAAGACTTTGTAAGATTATCAAATAATGCTCTTTTGATAATTTGTTTATTTACATAAAACCTAAATTCAAAAAGATTTTTTTTAATTTCTCTTTTCGTGGTGGTGTGGCTCACAAAGTGATTAGAATACTTGGAACTTGAACCAACGTTCACATTTACATTACAAGTATCTTTTGCCCCCCAACTTTTTGAACTGTTATAAATGCAGGCTTCAACGTCGTTCCATATTGAATATGCTCTAGCCATTTTATTTTATCCTTTCTATTATTATGGGATTAATCTTATACATTTAAAACGATTAATCAAACATTTTTAAGAGTTTTTTAATATCGGTTCGGGGTTCATGCACCATGAAACAAGGTTCACGAAACCCATTATTAGCTAGTTTTAAGGCTTTTTTGCCTTCGTATGCTTTAATTAAAGAGTCCTTGCCCCTTTTAACTAAGATAAAAGTGCGAATACCTAGAGAATATCTCTTTAAATGCCATGAAATTTGAAAGGGGCTAAGATTAATTTTATTTAGTTTTATAAATTTTAATTCTATCCAAATTTCTTTTTTATTATAAATTGCTGTTATGTCTGCTGTGCCTTGCCCTATTCTATTTTCAATTCGTTCAAAATAAACATGGGGCAAGGATTTTTTTAATTGTTGATAAAATTTACTTTCACTCATTTATTAATTTTAAAACGTTCCATTTCTTTTTTTTCAAGTGATTTCATTTTTTCAATTATTGTATCAGTAAATTCAATATCAAATTCAAAAGGGTCAACGTCTCTTCCTGCATCAAATTTTAAAACAAAATCGTTAACTGTCTCTTGATCTTCCATACTTATCTGAGTATTAAATTGAGTTTGATATGCACTAGGTTTATTATCTGCTAATCTTAATGCATAATCAGTATTTCCCCTTTCTACAATTCTAGGTTCAAAATCTAATTTAAACATTTCGGTTAATTTGTCATTAACGGCTAAAGCTACAGCACAAAATTGACAATTTTCTGGAGTGCCATCTTGAATATGTTTTTCTTTAACTTGTATTTTTATTTTTTTCATTGTGTTTTAT